CATCATCGCAATCGCCACAGGAGCCAAAGAATTTCTCTCCACCGGCAGCCTGCCTGACATTGGCCTCATCGCCGCTTCGTTGGCCGCCGCCTGGGGATTGATCGTGGCAAAAGACAACAATGCTCGCGGCTAAGTTTGTCGCCGCTGCCTTGGTCTTCGCCGCCTACCTGCTGCTGCCTGGCTGCGTGACGGTGGGCTACGATTTTCTAAAGCAACAAGCCACCGTGACCGTGACCCCAAGCACCAAGGGACTCGCTAAGTAAGCAATGTGGAGCTGGCTACTGAATCTATTTGGCAAAAAGTCCGACGCTTCCCTAGCGCCGGCCTCGCCGAACTCTGTCTCCGTATCCAGTCCGAGCTTCACCGTCGAGCCGCCCAAGACCACCTACGACGAGCGAAGGGTCCACACCCCAAACAAGGGGAGCAACGTGATCATCCCGGAGGCGGTAGTCCTGCATCACTCGGACGGCAGCTATCGGGGCGGCTGCGAGTGGATCGCCAACCCGGCAGCTAAGGTGTCCTACCACGTTCTCATCGCCCGAGACGGCCGCCGCACCGTGTTCTGCAACGACAGCGAGCGCGCCTGGCACGCCGGCCGCAGCAACTGGATGGGGCGCCCGGACCTTAATAGCTGGTCCCTCGGCGTGGCTTGGGAGGGCAACACCTATGATTACCCACTCGGCGACGATGCTATGGCCAGCGCCATCGAGTGGCTGGCCCCGCGCCTGCGCAAGTGGGGCATCCCCATGTCAATGGTCGTGACGCACCAGCAGGTTTCGCCGAGCAGGAAGACCGACATTTCCCCCGGTGACGCGGCACGGTTTAAGACCCGCCTCAAAGCGTCCCTCTCTCAACTCTAAACCCTCAACTCTCAACTACCCAATGGCCAAAACAATCGGACAACTAACCCAAGCCACAACCCTCGCAGGCGGCGACGAGTTTATCATCGAGCAAAGCGGACTGACCAAGCGTGTCGCCGCCAGCGTGGTGCGCGGCGGGCTGGTCAATGCGGACATTGATGCGGCGGCGGCGATTGCTGGCAGCAAACTGGCGGACGGCGGCATCGTCACGGCGAAGATTGCGGATGCGAATGTGACTCCGGCGAAGCTCTCGCAGCCTCTCACACTTGCCACCGCGCAAGCCACTACCAGCGGCACCAGCATCGACTTCACCGGCATTCCGTCTTGGGCGAAGCGGATTACGGTGATGTTTGGTGGGGTTAGCACAAGCGGCACAAGCATTCCAATGATTCAGCTTGGCGACTCTGGCGGAATTGAAGCAACCGGATATGCGGGATCAGCAGGTTTTGTAACAGGCGCTTCCAGCAATGCAGCAACCTACACCGATGGATTTCGTCTAAACCAAGCGCACGCCGCCTCGACCGTTTTCCACGGGAATGCTGTTTTGGCGTTGCTTAGTGGCGCCTCCAACACTTGGGCCATGTCGTTTGTCGGAGGATACTCCAACTCCGGTGCCTTGAAGATTTCGGGCGGCTCAAAATCTTTGTCAGATGCCCTCACTCAAGTCCGCCTCACCACCGTCAACGGCACCGACACCTTCGACGCCGGATCGGTCAACATTATGTATGAGGGCTAATCGCTAAATGCCCCTAGAAAGCCCCATCCTCCGCGACGGTGACGCCGGATTCGCAGGCTATGCCTCGCGCATCAATCCGGTGGCATTACCCGCTGGCATGCTCCAGTTGAGCGAGAACATGCGGCTTGATCGTGGAGTGGCGGTGACGCGCAAGGGCGCCAAGCGCATGGCGGATGCCATCAGCGTGGCCAGCTCGCCGCTCACGGTTCCGTTTGTGCTGAACCCTGCGCCCAACGCGCCGGTGGTGCAGAGCGTTTACTCCGGCGGCATCTTTGCGGCCAGTGTCTACCGCTCGCCGGATCAGGTGCAGAGCGCGGAGATCGTAGTGCTCGCGGGCGGCGACCGTGCTTACACGATCCTCTTGGACGACAACCAATCGTTCGCCGGTGTCTGGTCGGGCGGCTTCCTTGTCACTGCCGTCTCGCAGGGCAGCGAGGAAATCGTGGACGAGAACGGCGACACCATCGTCATCAGCGTGCTCCCGCAGGAGCTTGCCTACCCGACTTCACCGGACGAGGTCATCGAGCCGACCGACACCATTTCCATGACGCAGGCCAACGACCGCCTTTACCTCTTCCGCGAAGCCGACGCCTCGCGTCCGGGCTGGGTCGTCAAGAACGTGACCACCGGCGGCATCACGGTGGTCGGCACCACGGCGACCGTTGACTTGACTGGCCACGGCTTCCCCGCCGGCGCCCGCGTGCGCATCGAGGGGAGCAATGTCGCGGCCTTTGACGGCGTGGAATACGACATCACGGTCTCCAACACCGACGACTTTGACATCACTGTCCCCAGCGGCACCGCCTCCGACGCCACAACCAGCGGCCGCACCATCCGCCGCGTCAAGGCGCCTCTCTACTGGGACGGCATCGCCACAGCTTTCGTCCGCAGCCCCGCTGGCGTGCCCGCCGGACTCTCGGCCACCTACAAGACCATGCGGTCCACGGCGTGGGGCACCTACATCAACAACCGCCTCATCCTGCCAGACGGCAAGAACAACGTCCTCATCAGCGATATTCTTGACGCCAATACCTACGATCCATACTGGCAAAGCTTCCGCGCCGGTGCGGGCTCTAATGACTTCGTCGTCGCCGTGCATGCCTGGGTGGAAAACACCTTCCTCGTCTTCTGCCGCAAGAGCATCTGGCTGGCCGAAGTGAACCAGATTTCCAGCACAGACGGCACCGGCACGGCCATCGACACCGCGCTCTCCCGCCTCACGCTCCTCACCGATGAGGTCGGCTGCGCGGCCCGCAGGTCCATCGCCACGGCGGGGCAATACGTCTACTTCCTGAGCGACGCCGGTGTCTACCGCTTAGACAGCCGCCTTGACCTCAAGTTACGCGGCGACACCAAGCCCCTCAGCGACCCCATCGCCAACCAGCTCGACGACCTCAACGCCACCCTGCTCAAAAACTCGGTCGGTCTTTGGTATAGCAACCGCTACTACCTCGCCGTCCCGCTGGCCGGTGCCGACAGCAACAACGGCGTCTTCCTCTACAACGCACTCAACGACCAGTGGGAAACCCGCGACATCTACGGCTTCGGCGTGGATGATTTCCTCGTGGCCACCCGAGCCTCTGCCCGCCGCCTCTTTGTCAGTAACCAAGCGGGCAAGCTCATGCTGCTCGATGAAGTGGAGGCCGGCGACCAGTCGCCCGACGCAGAGGCGGACGTGATCACGCCCGTCCCCGGCCGCATCGTGACCCGCCGCTACGGCATGGGCACGATGAGCAGCAAGCGCTTTACCCGCGTCTTGGCCGACGCCGTGCTGCCCAGCACCGGTTCTATCCGCGTGACCGCCAACCTGCGCAACCCCGACACCAACGAAGTGCTGGTGCCAGGGCTGGAAAACACGACCGGCGCCGGCAACGACTACAGCCTCAAGCTCCCGATCCGGCGCAAGGCGCACTACGCCGAGATCACGATCGAAACCCTCGCCGCCCGCCCCGAGATCCGCAACGTGTCGGTCGAAGCCGCCCTAGCCAGCCGCCCGCAGACGGACACCAAGATTGCGGCCTAATTTAACCTAAGAAGAACACAACTATGGCAACAGTAACCGCATCTTACAACTGGGTCTCAGGCGAAACCGTCACCCCCGCCAAACTCAACACGACCGCCGCGCCGACTGTGGTTGTCGCGGACAATGAAGTCACAACCAGCAAAATCTTGGACGCCAACGTGACCACGGCAAAGATTGCGGATGGCGCAATTAGCAACGCAAAAGTAGACGCCTCTGCCGCCATCGCAGGGACAAAGATTGCTCCTGACTTCGGGAGTCAAAATGCCATTACAACCGGAAACGTGACTGCGGCAAAATTTATACCAACCGCTAGTTCCGCAACCGGCAATGGCATGTATCTGGCTGCGACCAACACGCTTGGGTTTTCAACAAATGGTGCTGGAGCCGCTTTCATAAACTCGGCTGGAAATCTGTCTTTAGGAACATCTTCGGACTTCGGCGGATACAAATTATCTGTTTTAGGCAACTCGGGCAGTGCCGTGATGCGCATTGGCACAACCGGAGGCGCTGTCATTTATGCGCTTTTTAACTACAACGGATCGGTCGATACCGGCAGCATCACAACGGACACGGTCAACACCAGCTACAATATCACCTCGGATTATCGGCTGAAGGAAAACGTGAGGCCGATTGACGGCGCGTTGGATCGCTTGCAACAACTCAATCCGGTAAGGTTTTCATGGAAACAGGCTCCGTCGATTGAATCAGAGGGCTTTATTGCCCACGAATTGCAAGAGGTGGTGTCCGCCGCAGTAACAGGACAGAAGGACGCCGAGAGGGATGGTCAACCCGAATATCAAGGAGTTGATCTTTCCAAACTTGTTCCGCTTTTGGTTTCAGCCGTGCAAGAGCTGTCTGCTCGCGTGGCCGCACTGGAAAACAAATGACCCCATGGCAAAAGGCAAAACACTGGTGGGACAACCACAGCACGCAAGACTTCTGGGAAGCGGTCGGCGAGCATCTGTCGGCGGGCTATGTGTGGAACAGCCCAAGCTGCTTCATGCTGGCCAAAGCCTGCCGGTGGAATGCGGAGGAGCAACAATTTGAACTCGGTGAAAGCAACTGCTGGTTCGTCACTCTGGCTGCTGGCGCTGCTGGCACAAGCTGCGTGCGGGAGTGCCTTCGCGTGGCGCCGCATCCGCACCCCTATGTGGCCTGGTGCCGCAGGGGGAGCTTTGAGCCGCGAGTATACTCAATGAAACAACTAATTCAGAAAACAGGAGGACAATAATATGGGTGGATCACCAAGCATGCCAGCACCACAACCGCTGCCACCGCCACCGGCGCCAATCGATTACGATAAAATGGCCAATGCGAGCATTCGCGTGGCTAAAGCGCAAACGCTGGAGGAAGAAGCGGCAATCAAGCGACTGTATCCTGAGTATATCAAGATGCAGTTCGGGACCGCCGACCAGCTCGCCGGCAAACTTGACAACGAATACCTCCAGCGCACACGCGGCGTTGTCGGCGAGGAGCTGACGGCGGCCTCATCGCCCAACGCCATCGAGGGCGAGCTGCAACGTCAGGCGGAATCGGAGCTTATGCTCGGCCGCTCGCTGACCCCAGAGCAGCAGCGGGACGCAACTCAGTCGGCGCGGGCGGCCTTTGCGGCTCGCGGCATGGCGACTGGGAATGCAGCGGCGGGTGCGGAGATTCTCAACCGCGATGCCTACGCCACCGCTCGGCAGGACCAGCGGCGTGGGTTTGCGGCCGGAGTCAACCAGATGGATCAGGCGCGGCGGCAGCGTCGGGTTGGTCTGGCGGGAGCTTACGGCGACCTTGATCCGTTCCGGCAATCTATCGGGCCAGCGTTCCAGCTTGGGACCGGCACGTTGTCGAACACGACCAATCAGGTGCGCGACATCTATGGCGGATCGCTGCAAACGGCGGGAAACGTCGCTACATTCAATGAAAACATGCTCGCAAACCGCTACAACAGCGTGCTCAACAACAACGCTGCGCTGCAAGGTGCAAGCATGCAGGCTGGGGCCAGCAGCAACGCGGCGACCATGGGCATGATCGGCAGCGGTGTGGGCGCGGCAATCGGCATCGCGGGCATCGGCATCGCTATCTAATGAACCTCATCTCAGAGACTTGCCGAAAAGTCGAACGCTGGCTCGCCGCCAGTGCCAATCCTGTCGTCCTTTGGAGCGGCGGCAAGGACAGCACCGCCATGCTGCACCTGATCCGGCATGAGGTGGGCGTGAAGACGCCGGTGGTGCAATGGCGGGAGCCCCGCTTCCGCACGCGCTACGCCCACAGTGACCGGCTGGCTGCGGAATGGGATCTGGAGATGTATGATTGGACGCCGCGGGCCTACGCGCTGACGGACGGCTACGACATCGAGACGGGCCAGCCGAGATTTGATTTCGTCAAATGTTACGAGATGGCGCCGAACAAGGTGATGTTCCTCTGCCTCGGCACTGAGGAGCCGCAGCCGGAAGAGCTGGCCAGCGGTCGCTACCTCTGCGGTCTGGACGCTTTGCGCCGACCGACCGGGACGTTTGAGTTTCCCTGGGATGCCGCATTCCACGGCCAGAAGTCGGGCGATGTGGACTTGATCAAGGGCCAAGTGCCGCTCGCCCAGGACGCCTTGGTGCAGGCCGGCGTGCCGACGCAATACTATCCCATGCGCCACTGGAGCGATGCGGACGTGTGGGCTTACCTTGAGGCGGCCGGCGTGCCCAACGACGACACCCGCTACGAGAAGGCAGACGGCGTGTGGCAGCACCGCAAGGACAAGGCGAACAACTCGGACTACTACCCGGTCTGCTGGAACTGCGTGAACCGTCACCTCGGCGACACGGTGTGGTGCCCCAAGAACTCATGCGAGACGAACAACATATCTCATCTGGCGCCCTATGTGGACCTGACGAGCGAGGCGCAGGGCTTCCGCCCGACGTGGGAGACTTCGACTGTCAACGGTGTGGGGCATGCTGCTCTCACAAGTGGTCCTGGCCTGTCCTGCGACGAGACAGATCTGACGCTGTCGGCATCCCGCAATGGATGCTGCGCGATGACTACCCACTAATGAAGACAACCAACAGCAGATGCGTGGCGCTGACCGGCAAGGTCGGCTGCGATGTTGGCTGCTCAATTTACAACAACCGACCGAATGCCTGCCGCGCGTTTGTGCCGGGATCAACGCTGTGCCTTGAGGCGCGGTCGGCGGCAGGAATCACAACGGAGGAATAACTATGTTTGCATTTAACCCAGGTAATGAAGATCAAAGCGGCAGAATCCTTGGCGGCGCCGTGGTCAACGCGGCTAATACCACGGCCCAAGCCAATGTGAAGTTGGTGGACGATATTGGCGGGGCATTGGTCGGACTAGCCAGCGCCTATGCTGGCGCATCGGGAAAG